GCGCTTGCAGGGCAGGCTCTTGGTGCAGGTGCAACTTATCTCGGTATGAAGGCGCGCGGATAATGCCAATTCAATATCAGCCAGTTCCAGAATTTCAGGTTCCTAATCTGAATCTTATGGGGTCTTATGCTCAAGGTGTAGCATTGGCTGAAAGTCAGGCGGATCAAGAGCGCAAAGATTTATTGGCGGGTATTACTGCTACTAAAGAAGCACGATTAGCAGATCAAGCTACTAAGGAAGCGGCGGCTAAAGAACAAGAACGCGCGGCCAAACATTATGACGCGCTTGTTAATCTTCTTCCTGCGGTTACAAAAGAAACTTGGCCTGCTTGGCGTCAAGCTGCGACAGCGGCGTATCCTGGCGTCGAAGGCATTGTAAAAAAAGAATTTGATCCTGAGCATATCCGCGATCTGATGGCTAAAGCCTCAGATGATAAAGAACAGATTCTTCAACAGCATTCTGGCGATACGTCACGTTTTATTCGTGTTGGACGTAAAGGCGGCGCTGAAGTTGTGCCCGGCACAGAAGTTACTGCGCCGGGCAAACAAAAAATTGTTGACCTTGGCGATAAAGGTCAGTTTCTTCAAAATGAAACGACCGGTCAACTTACGCCAGTCACGCCGTCAATGCTTCAAGGCGGTATTAACATGCCCGCCGCAAAGGCTGCTATATCCAACATTGAAAGCGGCGGTGATTATGGCGCGCTTGGTCCAGTTACTAAGTCAGGCGACCGCGCGCATGGCAAATATCAAGTTATGGGCGCTAATATCCCCGCTTGGACAAAACAGGCGCTTGGCGTCAGTTTGACGCCGCAACAATTTTTAAATAGCCCTGAAGCACAAGAACGCGTGTTTGAAGATCAGTTTTCGCGTAATGCTGCGAAATATGGTTCGGCTCAAGACGCCGCGTCTGTTTGGTTCTCTGGAAAACCATTAGCTAAAGCTGGTAATCGCGCCGATATTCTTGGCACAACTACACCAGCATATGTTAATAAATTTAACGCCGTATATGGTGGTCAAGGCCCAGTTCAGAACGCTATGGTTTCACCAGTTACGGGCGCTAATGCTGTCACGCCAGCAACGCCTGTCGGGCCTCCTGCTGGTGTTATAGCGCAACCACAAATGCCTGTTGCTCGTATGCCAGCGCCAGTTATGCCCGCGCCTGAGTATCCTGTCGGCAGTGTCGAAGCGAATAATCAAAAGTTTGGTAAAGATACACTTGAGTCGGCAGGTTACGATCCTAAGACAGGCGAAGATAAAATTTCTAAACTTATCATGGGGTCAACAAGCGGCGGTCTTCAATCGCTTGCAGCCGGAACCGTTGGCTATCTTACTGGCGAAGCTACGCCAGGTATGGAAAAGATCTCACAGATCAAGACCATTGTTAATGACGCTATTCTCAAGAAACTTAATGGTAAACTCGGCGCGGGTATATCAAACGAAGACCGTAATTTCATTCAATCAACACTTGGTAATCTTGACGACCCGTCTATTCCAGCTAATCAACGTCTTGCGGCGTGGAACCAAGTCAAACAAGTTCTATCTAAATATGCGGGGTTTGAACAACCTACAGAAGCAGCGCCAGCAGCGGCTGCACCGTCAGGCGGTCTGTCAGTCTCTGCGCCAAATGGTAAGACATACACATTCAAAGATAAAGCGAGCGCTGACGCGTTCCGTAAAGCTGCGGGGCTTTGATGGACTACGACGCATTAGCAGCGCAACATGGCGGCGCGACAGAAGCTCCAGATTATGAAACATTAGCAGCGCAACATGGCGCGGCAGGGTATGAAGGTATGCCGGGGCCTCGCGGCATATTAAATTACATAGACACAACGCTTGGTAATGTGCCTCAAGATGTTATGAACATCGGGCAAGGCGCGTATACTGCGGCGACAAATCCGTTGCAGACATTACAAAATGTTTCTGAGGCAGTGGCTAATCCGGCTGAAACATTATCGGGTGTAGCGCGTGGCATCGGGCGTTTTCTTCAATCACCTCTTCAGACATTTCAGCAAGCGCCTGTTTCAACGGCTTTGAATTTGTCAGGGGCTGGCGCGGTTACTGCGCCGCTTCGTGCTATTCCATATACATTAGCAGAACACGCATATCCAATGGCTCGCAATGCTTTTGCACCTAAAGCGCGGGCGTATATGGAAACGCTTGGCGCTCAGACGCCGGAGGCTATTAATGCTCTTGCGGCTGCACGCCCGGGCATGACAGTGCCTCAAGCACTTGCTGATGTCAATGCGCCGCAGCTTCAGACATTTGCACAAGCAGCGATGAAGCAAGTTCCACAAGAAGCACGCGCCGCTACTATGGCTCAAGAGCAAGCCCGCGCTGCTGAACTTGGACAAATTGCCGGAACTGAATCTGATCTTGAGGCTGCTAAAGCTGCGCGAGATGCAGCGGCTGCGTCTAATTATAAACGGGCTTTTGCTAAAGTAATACCTGAATCCAAAGAATTGACAGCGATTTTAGATCGACCATCAATGGAAAAGGCTTTTGGCCGTGCCGCGCAAATAGCTGAAGAAAAAGGACAATCATTTCGTATTGGCAAAACCAAACCTGCGGAAACAGTTCCTTCTAGCATATTAGATGAATACGGTAATCCCATACTGAAAATAACACCCGCCGAAATTGCTAAATATCCTATGCAAAGTTTACATCATGTGAAGATGGCTTTGGATGATATGATCCGCGACCCGAAGGATTTTGGAATTGGTGCTACTGAAGTTGGAGCTATCAAACAAACGCGAAAAGAATTTGTAAGTCAACTAGAAAAAATTCCTGAATATGCAAAAGCACGTTCGGATTACGCGGCTCAAAGTCAACCGATTAATAAGATGCAAGTAGCCCAACAACTTCAGAAAGCGCTTACGGAGCCAGTTACTGAGGGCGCTACACGCGGCGGTATGTTTGCGCGTGCTGTTGAAGAAGCACCTAAGACAATTAAAAAAGCTACGGGGCAGACGTTTTTTGATAAATTAGAAGACGTTTTTAGCCCTGAAGAAATGAAAGTTGTTAATGACGTTCGTGACGAGTTTCGTCGGTCTAAGCTCTCTAAAGAACAAGCGGATCTTGGTAAAGCAGCGACGCCATCGGCTGAAGAATTAGCAAGTAGCAAACTTGGGTCTATTTCACATCTTAACTTACTTAACCGTGTGTGGACTATTGCTAATACAGTCGTCAAACGTTCGCTTGGTAAGATAGATGAAAAGCTCGCTACCGAGATCGGTATGCAGATGCTTGACCCTGCTGAGTTTAAGAAAGCTCTGACAGCGGCGCAAGAATATTCTAAAGCCACTGAAAAAGGCGTCGAAAATATTCGTGCTCGTAAAGCAGCAGTTAAAAAGACAATTATACCGCCAGCGATTTCGGGGGCGGTTACTTTTGGAAATGTAATGGCTCCTGAAAACCGTAACGCAATGGCGAGATGAAAATGAGCGAATATCAGTTCTTTTTTAACGTCGCCACGGCGATAGTGAGCGTCACTTTTGGATGGGTGCTTAACACGATCTGGGGGTCATTAAAGGATCTTCAGACGGCTGACAAGGCGCTTGTCGATAAGGTCGCGTCAATTGAGGTGCTGGTTGCTGGCCGCTATGTGACGCGCGATGAGTTCAATACATCGCTCAATGCGATCTTTTCTAAATTAGATCGTATTCAAGATCTCATTTCTCAAAAGGCAGACCGATGACCTGGCCTCTTCAATCACAATGCGATGCGTTCTATGGCAATCCTCGCGGCCGCAATGGTGGCCCATCAGCGCAATGGGAAAAAGGCAATCTTATCCGAATCAGCCCACCGTTTAAAATGCAGTTTGCTGGCAAGCCAATCACGTCAATTGCCATAAATAAGAAATGCGCGGACAGTTTGTCACGGATTTTTGACGCAATTTGGCTTGCATCTGGCAAAAATCAAAAAATAATCGACGATTGGGGCGTCTCTGTCTTTTCAGGGTCATATAACTATCGTGTAATGCGCGGCGGTAACGTATTGTCAATGCACGCATATGGGTGTGCTATTGACCTTGACGCCCCCCGGAATTGGTTTCACGACCAAGATCCGCACTTTGCAAAAGTGCCTCAAGTCCTAAAAGCCTTCGAGGACGAAGGTTGGACTTGGGGTGGTTCTTGGTCGGGCAGAAGTAAAGATGGTATGCACTTCCAAGCGGCGCGCGTCAGCTAATAGGAGTTAAATATGAATAATATTACGTCTTGGATTCTTGCACGTATCTCTGAACAGTCAACCTATTCAGGTCTTGCTACTGTTATCGCCAGTATCGGCTTCTTGCCGCACGCTGCTGAGATCGGTGCGCTTGTCCCAACGGTTGGCGTTCTAGTTATGGGCATCATTAAAATAATCCGCCCAACGCAATGAGTATAACCGCTCTAATTTCACTTCTCAGTGGATTGATGGGCGTTATTGTCAATTTCTTCAACTGGCTGCATGAAAAACAACTTGTGCAGTCAGGTGTCGCGCAAGCTCAATTAGAAAGCATGAAGGCGCAAGCCAATGAAGCTCAACTTGCTATCGCTGCCCGCGAAGCTGTTCGCGCTGATGTTGCCTCTAAGCCTGACAGCGTGCCAGTCAACGACCCTTTCATCCGAGACTGACCACGTATCATTCTGCCAAGCCGCGAGGGCTATCTACTATTCGCGGCATGATACGGCTCCTACGATTGCTCAAATACGTGAGCATAACGCGGTCGGGGTCGCACTCAAATGTGGTTGGCTTCGCAAATGATAACCGCCCGTGATGTTGAGCAAGTTCTCAAAAAGCACAAGCAACCATCTGGGCGGTATCATATTAGTAAAGCGGCAAAAGAGCTAGGTATAGACCGCCATCGCCTTCGCTATCTAATGTTAAAATATAATAAATTTGAACAACCAAAACTTCCTCATCGCACGCGTCAAATTGATGAATTAATTCGTGATCGCTTATCTGAAAGCGAGCGAATCATTAACGCCGATGAAGCCCGTGATCTAATTAAAGTAAAAATTAATATCGACGGACCCGTAGCTCTGTTATGTATGGGTGATCCGCATATTGACGATCCGGGGTGCGCTTTTGCGTTACTTAAGTCTCATCTTGAGCTGGCTGCTAGTCACCCTTTTGTGCTGCCATGTAATATTGGAGACTTGGCGAACAACTGGGTCGGGCGCCTCGCTCGGCTGTATGCTGACCAATCCATCACCGCTAGGGAATCTTGGACGCTCGTTGAATGGATGGTCAAGTCGGTCCAATGGCTATTTATTTTGGCCGGAAATCATGACCTATGGACGGGGTCAGGAGATCCTGTTTCATGGTTCGCAAAACAAGCGGGTTCCATGTATGAAGAGCATGGCGTAAGGCTGGCGCTTCAGCATCCAGACGGCTCAGAGACGCGCGTTCATGCACGTCATGACTTTCCAGGCCATTCGATCTGGAACTCTATGCACGGCCCAAAGCGTGAGGCTATTGCCGGATTCCGTGACCATCTTCTTATCGCAGGTCATAAGCACATCGGTGGCGATGAGGGCATGATAACGCCCGATGGCACCGCCGCTCAACTTGTCCGGGTGTCAGGGTATAAGGTGGCCGATACCTACGCTAAGTCATTAGGTCTTAAAAAGATGCCCATGCACCCGGCAGCTTTAATAATTATAGACCCTAGAGAAGCTGGCACGTCACGCGGGCG